GGAAGGAAGTGGAGTTCAAAAATAACCATCATCTAACCAATGCTTTGCCGCTTTGGGTTCCAGCTCCTAATCCTGTTTGGAGTTGGATTGATGACATTAAAAGCTTCCGCATCAAACCCACTCCTGTTTTCCGCCCATGGACTGCGGATGAGGTTCCGCTTGGGGCGTGGATTAGGAGCAAAGGACTATATGGAAGACAGATTATCACACACACAGCGGAACAAAAAGATAGAGAATGGTGGTTGAAAGCCAGCGAACACAGCACCGACGGCGGTAAAACGTGGCTCCCGTGTGGGGTGGTGGAGGAGGCGAAATGAGCCAACCAATCAACGACGGAGGACCGGCGTTTCCGCATAAGCGGCAAATCCGATGCAACGGAGAGGTGATTGATTACGTAATGGAATCCGGCATTTCAATTCGCGACTACTTCGCAGCGGCGGCGTTGCAGGGGTTGATTGCTTCGCGAGGTTCGATGAGTACGAGATTCCTTGCGGAAGACGATGCGTCCTATGTGTACGAAATAGCCGACGCAATGCTCAAAGCAAGGGAGGACAAGCTATGAAATCTGAACAAAACGAATGGGTAAAATGCAATAAGCTGAACGCTTTGCAGAGCCAAGAAATCATTGCTTTGAACGACCGCATCAAAAAACTGGAGGACGCAGGGGATGAGCTACTGTGGGCACTTTGCCCCGCATCGGAATCAATGATGACTGAGCGGGAATCAGACGCGCTGAAGCTATGGAACAAAGCCAAGGAGGCCAAGCCGTGAGCGCCAACGACAAAGCCGCCGCAGCTTGGAATGATTTCGTTTACGACAAGCAAGAGGCAGAGATCAGAGAACTAAGAGAGCGGATCAATAGACTAGAGAAACTCGCAGAAGAACTCGCTTACGAAGACTGCGCGACCAGCAGGAAAGACATATGGCAAGGCTTTAAGGAATCTCAATAACATGAACATATTCACCACAAAATTCCCAGATCCACCCCAGCACGACCCAGCCAAGCTTCTTCAAGAAGCCGAACGCCTACTCAACAAGACCGAGCGCAAGCAAGGCTGGCCTTACTATGACATCAAGCATGCGGTTCAGTTTGCACAGATGGTCGTGAAGCTTAGCAAAATCCCCAGCAAAAAAGCCACGATCAACACACTCACGCTAAGACAACAACCTCAGACCGTGCGCGCTCGCCTATCACAAGGCAAAGCATTCATCGTAGACAAAGGCATTGGGGTTCTTCGCGGCCAGATCCACGAAGACGATATGCCGCTCGTGTCTGAGCTCTCTGAGAAAGTGCAGATCTCAGTGCGCAAAGTCAACCTCATCATCGAACTCGTCGAACCCATCGACAACATCCTCGATGCAATGGTTCCGCTAATGGGCGGCACCGACGAAGATCCTTTCGTCTTCAACGAAGATGTCTTCCGCGATCAGATCGCAGAGTTCATCAACAGCGGAGAGATCGGATCACAGGCGAGCTGGCAAAACTACACCACAAGCGCAGAGAAATATGCGAGGCAGCTTGCGATGCAAGACAACACAATCATCATCGAGACCACGCCCACCGAGCTTATCATCATGAAGATGAGTGAGGAGATGTTGAAAGGTCTGGAATAGAAAGGAATCACAGTGCAAATCTTCCTCCCATATCCTGACATAGAACAATCCGCTCGCGTGCTCGACACCCAGCGGCTCATGAAACAAAGGGTCGAGAGTCTTCAAATCCTCAACACCCTGCAAGGTAAATCAACCGGCTGGGCTAGCCATCCCGCCGTACGCATGGTCAAAAACTATCAAGCATGGCTCTGTTTGTATTCAATTAAAATTTGTCAAGAAGCCCGGCGGCGTGGCTATCAAGACAACCTCCTTCCTCATTTTGAACGCGAGCTTATCAAGTATCAGTATGTAGTGCAGCCACACTGGCTCGGTTGTTATCTCCACAAGACACATCAGAGCAATCTCATACGGAAGAAAGCAGACTACTATAGACCACACTTTCCCAATGTGCCCGACAACCTTCCCTATTTCTGGCCGCCGCTATGAAAACTCTTATGCTCTCTATTATGATCTGCGCCACGGAGACATCACTGATCGCACTGCAGCAAGACTTCGATGCAAAACTAAGAGCAATCAGTCAGGTCGAAAGCGGCGACAACGACAAAGCGAAAGGCCGTCACGGTGAACTCTCACGCTATCAAATCAAACACACAGTCTGGAAGCAACACTTCCCTTCTGAGAAAGATCAAAGACATATTCCTCTTCACGCCAAAAGATGTGCTAGGGCGCATCTATGCTGGCTTGAACTCAAGCTATGTCTCCTCAAAAAAACAAACAATCCAAACCCACGGGATGTTTACGCCGCGTGGAATATCGGACTTGCGGCTTACGCCCGCAGAGATTACACTCTTGATAAACTCCCAAACAATATCAGACAAAGAGCGGACAGATTTACAAACCTATATGAAGACTACAGAAACAATCAGTGAGCCTATCACAAACGCCACCGTCATAGAAGAACAACATGCGCCGCCAAGAAAGTATTACTTCTACTGCTATCAATACAGCATGAACGGCGAATGGTTCTCGACCATGTTATATAACACGCCGGAAGAAGTCCTCGCGGATATAACAGATACTGGAATCATGTACAAGAAACTATGCTGTGTTGTTCTATAATCTATGAGTAACTCCAGCCTCAACGAACTCGATCTCCTTCTCGGCCTCCCTAAACCAGTCGAAGAGATGACAGACAAAGAACTAGAGAAGTTCTTGCTCAGACACTTTCCTCACACCCGCCCAACCGGCACCGATCTCGCTTCGCTCTTGAATGATCCGCTCCTTAAAGGCATAGACGTTCAAGCGATCATCAACCAGACACAGAACTTTAAGTTCAAAAAATAATCTTTGAAGCTACTCGGTGCGTTGCAAGCTGTTCTTGCAATAGGGTTTCATAATGGTTTCCCCTAGGGACGCGCATCGGGTAGCTTCTTTTCTTTCTCATACAATGCACATTTTTAATATACATATTCATGTACATATTGCACCGTCGGATTTTTATCCTGCCGCAAAACGTAACGGTGATGTTACACCTCTTTATAGCGTTTATAAGTGTATGAAAGAACGTTGTACGTCACCAAAACACACGGCTTATCCTCGGTATGGTGGGCGAGGTATAACAATATGTTCTGAATGGGTCAACGATTTTCAAGCATTTGCTAAATGGGCAAGAGCTAACGGTTTTCAACACGGTTTAGATATTGATCGAATAAACAATGATGGCAATTACGAGCCAAATAATTGTCGTTTTATAACACGTGCAGAGAATAATAAAAACAGAACTAAAGGACCCGACACAAACTTTGGAAAGCATATGAGAAAACCTGTGCTCTGCATAGAGACTGGTGAAGAGTATGCTTCAATTCTTGTGGCAGCCAAAGCACTTTCTGTTTCGTATCAAGCAGTCGCTAATGCAATCAAACGAAACGGAACATGTGGCGGCCTAACATTTAAATTCAAATAATATGCACAACCTAGCAACGCTGTTTAGAGCAGCTCAATTATGTAGCCACGAAAAACACAACACCATTCAAGGCCCTACGTTCTTCGAGGATCATGAGTTCCTTGGAGATCTGTACGGAACCTACGAGACAGCTTACGATGGAGTCATCGAGCGCATGATCGGACTGGGCGAATCTCCGAACATCTCAGACGGCAACATCAAAGCCGCCGATCTTGCGAAGTGGCTCTGTGACCTAGAGCCGCTCAACAAATGGCCTAAGATTTTCCTTGAAGTAGAAGCGCGCATCCAGAAGGAAGTAGATAACTGCTGCAAAGGTGCATCTTCTGGAACAATAAACTTCCTTCAAGGCCTAGCCGACGAAAGCGAGCAGCGCACGTATAAGCTCGGTCAGAGGGCTAAGTAAATCTTTGGCTTGGGGTTAGCCTAAAAAGCCCTATCTATTTCTCCTCAAAATAAAACATCCTCAAAATGCAACTAACCTATAAAGACCTACCACATGAAGGAATCCCCGCCGTCATTCCCATCAATGCATCGGGGCTAAAGATCGCAGCTTGTCCGCGCCGTTGGTTTCTCACAGTCTTCCTCGGCCTCAAGCCGAAGCAAGACATCACTGCTCTCACTGTCGGCAAGATCATTCACAAGTTCGCAGAGAACATAGCCTTTGATCGCAGCGGAGAAGCATGGCAAGATGCATGTCTCGCCGCGTTCAAAGAAGCTAAGGAGAAGAATCTCTCTGCGAAGGATCAAGATCAGATCAAGAAAGCTCTGACCGCCGCGCCTCTTCAACAACTTCCCACGCCGCTTAAGTTTGGCGACAATAAAGGCGCTGAGTTTCACTTTAACTTTCCTCATCTAGAACGTCCTGGCTTTGCCTATGTCGGCACCGTAGATCTTCTCTCTATAACCCCGGCCGGAATCCTTCAGATCACAGACTATAAGTCCACGCGCAAGTACGCATTCAAAGACGCAGTCGCGGGCTACGAAGGCGACACTCAGTTCTCTTATTACTATTACATCTTCCAGAAGTTCGCCTATGATATCTTCAAAGACGATATCAATTACGCTAACGCTGCATGGTATCGCCGCATGGTGATCCGTACTCTTGTCGTTCAGATATCCTTACCTGCCCCAGCTTGGCGCGTCGGCCCAGACTGGAGTTTCTCCAGCGAACAACTAGAAGAGTTCGGCAAGGAGCTAGAGAAGAACATCGTTCTGTTCTCTCAAGACATCAACAATGCGATGGCAAAAGATAAGCTCCCGCCGCCTAGTGGCAAGCTCATCAACGCCTGTCCTTCGTGCCCGTTCAAGCGTCTATGCTTTGCAGACAACGCTACGCAAGTCGAACTCTTCTTGTCTGAGTGCGACATCGTAAAGTACGAACCCCTTTCTTGGTGATATAGCCAAGCCTAAATAAAATGGAAACTACAACATCCCCAACAATCCCACCTCCAAAACCTCAATGGCCCAAGACCCTGATCGCTCTCGTCGGTCCGAGCGGCTGCGGTAAGTCTACATCCTTCCGTAACGTAGATCCCACGCGCACAGTTATCCTCGATGCCGAGCGTAAAGGTATGCCCTTTCGAGTGCGCGATGAGAAGCTCGTCATCCCAATCGACAGCTACGATAAGCTCACGGTCGAGCTGAACAAGATCAAGAAAGACACGACGAAAGATCTGGTCGTGATCGACTCTATCACCGCCGCCATCGACCAGCTTCAGGTCAAGTGCGAGATGATGTACAAAGGGTTTGACATCTGGAAGAACTACAATGATGGAATCCAGACCTTGTGTACGAATCTCAAGTCTCTCGATAAGACTGTCATCATCACCGGCCTTGAAGAGATCGTGCCCATTCAGGGTCTCGACGGCAGCATGACAACTCGCCGCCGTCTCTACGTGCAAGGTAAAGAATGGGCGAACAAAGGCATCGAGTCAGAATGTCTCGCCGTGTGGTCCGTGTATGCGAAGAAAGAAAAGGGCAGCGATACCATTCAATACTTCTTCGCCACTCAGACCGACGGCGTGACCACCGCAAAGACTCCTATCTTCTGGGGTCTTCCGAATCCGATGGAAAATTGTGTAGTGAAAGCGTTGAATAAGATTGCTGTTGAATTGGCTAAGCCCTAATTCTACAACTTGGCCCACGAAAAGCTCCTTCCCATTTGTCGGTGATAGTGATAGTCAATAACAAATAAAACAAACAAAACTAAAATGAAAAAAGGTACAGAAGTCAAGCTCGGTTTCATCCCCGCCAACGTGTATAAGGTTCTCGTGCATCGCACCGAGACGCGCCAGAGCGCAAAGGGTTTCAAGATGGTTGTCTGTGAGTGCGAGATCGTTGCGCCCGAGACTGCTATCGCCGCCGGTACAACCTATAAGACCCTCGGTGCAAAGGGCAACATGTACATCATGCTAGAGAACAAGAACGGCGTTGACTCTGCCCTCGAACTTCTTGCCACGCCGCTGCAGGTTATCGGTCTGTATGATGGTTTGCCCGAAGACTACAGCGACATCGACGTAGCCGACGCGTTGTCCACTCTGCAAGGTCACGCCTTCAATATGCTCGTTCAGTCGCAGCCGGAATACGTGAGCGACGATCCTTCCAACTCCCGCGATATCAAGTTCGCAAAGCGCGACGAGAATGGCGAGGCCATCATCAAGCGATACAACACCCAGTTTGACTTCTCTCAAGTCAAGGGTACCGCCGCTCTCTTGTGCGAATTTTAAGTCTATGCGATAGAGTGGTTGCTATCAACTAGACACGCGCCTCTTAGAGAGACCGCGAGACTTTCTAAGAGGTTTCTTTCCTCAGACATACATCCTACTCGTACCGCTGGCAGACCGGAAATAGTCTGCCTTTTCTTTTCTCTTTTTTTAAACATCAACATGATAGCTCTTGTTCTCCATGGACCCTCGCGATTTGATAAAGAAAACAACGGCATCCTTCTCGGACCCGCCGGAGATTTTGTTCGTTCTGTGTTGGCTTATCATAATCTTGACCTGGATAATCCATCTGCTATTTTTGTAACCTTTGCCGACGACTTCTTCAAGAACGCAAACAAACCAAGCGGAATCAAGAAGATCATCTTTGCCGGAGCTAAGGCCCTAGACTTTCTCCCGGCCGCCAAAGATAAAACCCTAGATGCTTTCCGCGGCGTAGTCTATACCTCAACAAACAAAACCCAATACATCGTAACCTATTGGCCACAAGACTGCGTAGACGCGTGGGCTATGGAAGATGCCCTTGATGGCGAAGGTGACGGCGATGATGTCCTAGATAAAGACGACGGCAAAAGTACAAGCCCGACGAAACGATCTAACTATAGCTTTTGGTTCGCACAAGACGTAAAGAAACTCCTAACATATGACCCCCAAAAAGTTCAACCTGAACCCCAAGTCTACAACTGCCATCGAGCAGAAGACGCCTGCAGAGTATTTAACTATGAAGGACCCATTTTCTTCGACATCGAAACCCATCCCAAGACCAACACCCTTACCTGTCTCGCCATCGCGTGCGGAGAGAGTCCTGTTTACTCTGTTCCTGTGTACGATTGGGGTGGCAATCTTAATGTGGGTGTGGTATTCTTTGCACGCTTCATAAGAGAACTAAAGAAGCGCCGCGTAGTAATTCACAATGCTCTATTTGACTTATGCTTTCTCGCCGCCTTCTACAAAATCCCTTTCGGCCATGATATCTATGACACCATGGTCGCGGGCCATCGAATCTTTCCGGAGGCTGAGAAGTCTCTGGCCCACCAAACAACGCTTTTTTCTAACAGGCCCTTTCATAAAGATGAAGCAGGAAACTTTGATCCTAGAAATAGAGCACAATTTGAGCAGCTCCGCGCTTACAATGTTAAGGACGTTATTGTCCTCCGAGAAATTTACTACGGTCAGATTGATCTCATCTCAAGGGACCGTGGACTTCAAGACTCGGTCGATCAAGCTAGTCAATCCCTCGCAGACTACGCCTTCATGTCGCTGCACGGAATGCACTTCGACCCCGTCAAGCGGGGCTATATCGTAAGACGCTGTGAAGAGAGATACAAACAACTCAATCGTGTCTTAAGAATTCTCGTAGGCTTCGACCTTAATCCCGGCAGTCCGGATCAAGTTGTGAAGTATCTACATGGTCAAATGCACTACAAGGCCGAGAAGACAACAGACAAAGGCGCACCCTCTGTCGCAGGGGATGCTCTCTATAAGATAAAGATTAAACACCCTAAGAACGTAGCCATTGATGTGATCTTCGAGATGCGTCGTATGGTTAAGCTAAAGGGTATGTTAGGATTTCAACAGTGGATTTGGGAATACTGATTTATGATTAAACTTACACAAGAACAGTTCAACGCGCTGATCGAGTATATTAATGCGGCTGTAGAAGATGCAAAGCCTACCGCAGATTTATACGATTCGGTTCGAAAATTACAGGCAAAGGAAGATCTGGAGAAAACACTTCTCTCCGATGGTTCAACCGAAACGCAAGATTAAAATTAGGAACAAAATGCAAGATACTAAAATAAAAGACGAATCAATCGCAGCCTCCTTTATGCGCGCTGCCGTATATGACGAGAGCAAGTTTGGCCACGTGATCTCGATGCCAAAGCTGAACGGGCTAAGATGTATGTATCTTCCCGGCCATGGTTTCTTCTCGCGCGATGGCAAGCGATGGAATGATTTGATATTGAGTCACATTGTCCCGCCCACGACAGACTATATCATCGACGGCGAGCTGTATTGTCACGGCATGAGCCTTCAGTCTATCAATAGCGCAGTCGGAGTTAATAGAATCTATCCTGGCCCTAACGCCAATAAGATAACCTTCAACGCCTTTGACATCGTAGAGCCTAAGTTCAACGCGATGACGCGCATGCTTCTTCTTGAGAAGATTCTCCGCGATGATCGCTCCTCGGTCGGAATGCATCTTATCGACTGGACTATCTGCAAGTCGCGCATCGAACTCGATAAGGCATATGAAAGCTATATCCTTAAGAACTATGAAGGCCAGATGCTGAAGAGCGTCTTCGGATCCTATATGCCACAGGGCGAGAAAGAACGCTCGACGATGAACCTTCAGAAGCGCAAGGCATTTCTCGATGCGGAGTTCGAGTGCATTGGGCGCGTGATGTCAGACGAGGGCAAGTGCAAGGGTAAACTAGGCGCACTTAAGTTTATCACAAACAGAGGTGTGACGTTCGAAGTCGGCACGGGCTTCACCGATGAAGAGCGCGAGGAGTTTATCGCGCCCAATTATCACTTCCAAAAGAAAGCGACGATCAAGTATCTCAACCTCACAGACGACGGTCGCCCGTTCAATGCGTCGTTTATTGGATGGCGTGAGGATGTTTAACTTATGCCCACTCCACACATCCACTGTCTCACTTCCCTAAAAGTAGCAGGCACAGGAAGCTTCCGCCTAGCAAGCGGTCAATTCCTCGGCGACTACGGAGCGAATCTCCAGAACCCAGACAAAGAAGCCCTCGATATCTATATCGCCCCATCGGGCATGAGCTTCGTACAGTGTGACCAGAGCGGCGCTGAAGCTCTCATTGTCGCAAACCTTACGCGCCCCGGTAAGTATCGTGAGCTGTTCAACGTAGGCATCAAGCCTCACACCTTCATCGCTCTGCATATCTTCTGTGAGAGTATGCAATCTATCTGGCCCTTAGCGGGTAAGTCACCTAGTTATTGGAAAAGCCTATCCCCTTCTGAGCTAAGAAAAGATCCAGACTGGAAGCCGCTCGACAAAGCAATCAAATCCTCAGATAAAGAATACAAGATCGGCAAGATGGTCTGCCATGCTTCCTCTTATAAGATGCGTGAGCGGACCTTTCAGCTTCAGACACTCAAACAAAGTCACGGCACCTTGACTCTCAGTCTCCAAGAATGCAAAGTCTTTCTCGGCTTCTTCGCAACACTGTTCCCCGAAATCATAGAATGGCAAGATGAAATTGAATTTAACATTAGAGCTAAACGTGAGCTCCGGAATCTATTTGGTTATCCGCGCAGGTTCGAGAGAACTATTACTGACTCTTATATCAGGGAAGGCATCTCATGGATTCCTCAGTCCACCGTGGGGTGTATCACTCACGCCGCGATTAATCGGTATAACAGAGAACGCCCAAGCAATACGCTACCGGCGATTAACAATAAACATGACTCTTTTCTGGCGTTGGTTCTCGATAATGATATCAGCACAACAGCGAAGCTCATGCAAGAATGCCTCGCAATATCTCTCACCGGCCGAGATGGAATAAACTTCACCATGAAATCAGAGGCGCAAGCCGGAAAGAACTGGGGCAAGTATTCTAAAGAGAACCCAAACGGGATGAGAGATCTAGCCTAAAAGCGGCCCAAGAAAAGCTCCCGCCCACTACCTAGATATGAGACAGACAAACGACCGAATCACTCAGATCACGAATGCCGTTCGTGAAAAGGTAAAAGAGTGGCCGCCCAACCTGCCGCCGCCCTCGGTCGTTATCGTACATGAGACCCACTTGCCCAGCGAGTTCGATCCGAACTTAGAGAAGCTTGAAGGTTTCGACGTTATAACCACACTACAAATCCGCAAAAACTCTGTAAGACTCGCTTACTTGCATGAGCCTTTATGAAGACTGGTGTTTGTACACAAAGGACGTACAAAGCCCACAACCATTTGTGGATGCTGCTTTCTATTTCATGATCGGCGCAGCCCTTCAGAGGCGCGTTTGGTTTGGAGACTTAGACTTCCACGCAGTATTCCCTAATCAGTATATCGCATTCATCGGCCCTGCCTCGGCGGGCAAGTCGCTTATCACAAGCCCGATGAAAGAGCTACTCGAAATCCCAGCCGACATCAAAGAACCAGAGAATGATCTCGCCGCAGAGCTTCTCGGCGAGGATGCAGAAACAAATCGCAAAGGCGCACGGCAACCTTTGATCTATATCGCACCAAACAGCACCACGTTCGAACAATTCACGCAAGAGACTTCGCGCGTGGCTTATCTTCACCGTTATACAGACAGCGAGAATCGCAGAAAAGCCTATCATCACAGCTCTCTCGTCTTCATCCTCGACGAGCTAACCTCAATCTTTAAGAAAAATGCAGAGCAACTCTCCGACTTTCTTCTCGAAGCTTATAACGGTGGAAAGAAGTACGTCCGAAAACTTAAGCATAGCGATACAGACTTCTGCACAAATATGTGTATCAGTCTGCTCGGCAACACGACACTCGGCAAGTTTCAAAGTCTGCAGAATCAAGATATTCTCTCGGACGGCTTTATGGCACGTACGATTATCGTCTATGGGATCGAGAAGCGTTTCCATTTATATTCCATTCCTCCGCTTAGCGACGACCAGAAAGCCGCTAAGGCTCGGCTTCAGTCTTACATCCGGGAACTCACAAAAGTCTATGGAGCTGTCACTCTAAACGACGAAGCTAAAGAGTACATCCATCATCACTTCGAGCTGCATCCGAATCTAATCCATACGAACAAGCATCCGATGCTTGACGAATACTATGGCCGCAAGAATCTCCATCATCAGAAGATCCTCTTTGCGATACACTTTGCCCGCACGACGGACATGATCATCACGCTACAAGATGCAGAGAACGCCACAGCTCATCTTGCGCGGCTCGAAAAGGACATGCACATTCCCTTCGTAGGAATGGGCCGCAATGAGAGTGCAAAGCTGACAGAGGATATCTGTCGCTATATCAAATCTTGTAACAAGATAACCAAGAAATCAATCTTTATCCGTTTCTATCAGTCAATCAAAACCCCAGACGAACTCACTCGCGTCTTAGATGATCTGATAACGATGGATCGTATATGTCGGATAAGAGAAAACAACATAGAATATTATGGAGCTAAGTAAGTCAGAAGACATTGTTTCATCAACCATCCAGCAGCGCGGCCAAATCTACGGAGAAGCGCACCACAGCCACAGCAACATCGGTCTGAGCTGGACGGGCATTCTTCAGCAACACTACGGCATCACATTGCCCACAGTAATTCCGCCGCACGTCATCGAGCTTATGATGGTTGCATTTAAAATCCAACGATCCACGCGAGTCTATCATCCCGATAACTACGTCGATCTTGCCGCCTATGCACGCTTTGCCGAACACGCGCAGGCACATCCCGGCGAGCCTTATACTAAATAACCAAAAGAAAACCCGCCCTGTGATAAGCAGAGCGGGTTTTTTGTTGTTTAAAATTATCTTATCCCAGACATTCCTTCAATCAAACTCTTCCGATACTTGTCTTCATTCTGTCGTGTATAGTATCGCTTCAGTGTCTCGCCGCCCTTTCCTGGCTCTGCGCCTTCGACAAAGCTCAGGTATCTTGCCGCCTTTTGTGGCTGCCTTTCCAGCGAAGGCATGATTTGGTTTTGAGAAGTCTTCAACTTTCTAATCCGGCTCGCATAATCTTCTCCTGAGGTGGCTTCTTGCCGCGCTCTTGATACTAGATTAAATGCCTCTTCGCCGGTCTTCTCCGTAATATCTCCCCGTTCGAAAGCTCTCTCAGCCAAGTTCCCATAGTTCACAGAGAACGTCCCAGCTTGCGTCGGTGCGCCCGTCAACTCATCAAACAACCGACGCTGACGCCGATCATCATACCGTAGATTCTCCTGTTCGTCCAACCAATTCCGTCCCACACGAGCAACCTGAATGTGCGTCTGTGCAATATCGCCCATCGCTTGACGCAGCACAAGACCAAAGTCTTCGCCATCGTCAATCGCTTTCAATGCCGCCGCTACTTTCTTACTCGTATCAAACACAGCATTCGCCACCGGCGCAGTCGCCATACCTTGAGCCGTCCCGCCAACAGCCGCCGTCGTAACCATCTTAGCTAGATCGCCAGCAATACCGAACGTACCGACACCTTGCATAATGTTGAGAAGCTTTACACTCAACTGCTTCATTCCCTCAGCGCCAAGCTGCCCTTGATTCTGTTGCATCCAGCTCTCAAGCTCGTTCCAATTCACGTCACGACCTTCGCGGTTATTCATCCACTCACGGATCTGATCGACAGCCGCGCCGCCCATCACACCGATAAGCAAGTGACCAATCAAAGGCTTGACGTTACCCTGCATCGCAGGCTCAATCGCAAACTTAACGAAGTTGCTGTACTGTCCAGCACTCCACTTAGACCATGTCAGATAAGGCGCAGCGCCACTCTCAAGCATCCACGCGGGAAGCTGTGTCATGTCATAAGAACCCTGCATCAACTTACCGAACTGCGCAGCAAGGTCTGCATCTGAACGAGTACGCCAATCAGGACTTAGCGTGTCAAGCATTCGCACAGCTTCTTTGTCGCCCGTGGCCGCTTTGTTCTTGTTGATCTGCACCAACACCTCGCCCCAACCCTGAGCCAGCGTACGTGCAGCTTGTTCAAGTTTATTCAAACCAGTCACAGAAGAAACTTTTTCTGCAAACTTATTCAAGAAACCAGCAGCATTCTCAGCCACGCCAGAGACTTGACGCATATTCTGTGAGGCATCGCGCTTATTCAAACCAGACGCATAAGAGCGTTCTTGCAAAGACGACCAATCTGCAAGCTTCTCAATAAACTTCATCGTGCCCGGCAGATAATCACTGGCCTGTAGGTAACGAAGCCCTGCGATCATAGTCGTAGGAATCTCAGTTGCCTTTGAGACAGTGCCGATAGTCAGAGAACTAATCGCACGAGAAGCTCCCGACGCAAGCTCATCAGGCTTACGTGCAGGCTGACCGCTCATCTCACGCAAGATAGACTGCACACTCTTGTCCGTAGAGATATCCGGAATAACGGCCTTGATCTGCGCCGGGATCGGTTGATCGTTAAAGAACGTCTTAGCTCCCAACGCCGCCATAACTTCCGGAGACTTCTCCATGTGTTCCTGCATCGCGAAGTCAATAGCCGATCGGCGATCGTAACTCTTAATAAGCTTTACGATATCATACTCGCGCCATGAATCAGGCAACGGAATTCCTTGAGCCTTACGAGCGCCCGCGAAAGTCCCTGCGGCGGTCGGATCATAAGGCACAGACATCGTACGAATTTCATCAGCAAACTCAGCGGCGGCCCGAGTCTGAGCTTCTTGCAGAGGAATGCCTCGTTGTTGATGCGCCTGCACGTGTTGCTTGATGTAGTCATCTTGCAACTTAACATACTCAGGCGACCCTTGTTTGTTGGTCATGATATCGCGCACGTTATCATTCCACATATGGAAGGGTCCATAGTAAGGATCAGTCAAACGCGCACGCTGGCCACCTGCAGTGCGCACAGTATGACCGGCTTTGTTTGCCTCAGCAGGCCAGAACTTCTGCCATTGCTGACGATATTCGTTATAAGCCGCAGCGATCTCATTAGAAGGCTTAATGAAACGCTGTTGATCAAACTCTTGTCCGATATGTTTACCAAGCATCACGCGACGCTCAGGCGACAACTCATACATAGCTTTCTCAAAAGCCTGAGGCCTGCCTTCCATGAAGCTACGCGTGGCATAGAAAGCCTTCATTGCCTTTGCAACGACTGCATGAATGCCGCCACGCGACTCAAGGTT